GCTTGTTCGGATCAAAAGAGGTTGCCCGCGCCGCCCTAGACAAAATAGACGCCGCCCTAGACGAAATAGACGCCGCCCTTGAGCAGAAATCCCCATGACCCACGTCGCAAGGAGGGAAGCATGACCATCGAGCAAGAGCACGACCGCGTCCGCCCGCTGAAAATCCGCGACCAAGCCCAGGAAGTCGGCGAGAAAAACGACGCGCCGCATCGCGCCCGTGATCCGCTGGCGCTCGCCGGCGTCACTGTTCAGGCCGTCGACCAGATCGGCGAGTCGGCCGCGCACGAGATCGAGCAGGCAGCTGCTGCCGTCGTGGAGCGTGCGGCCGAGATCGCGTCGAAGCTGCGCAAGCTCGCCGCCGCCGTGCGCGAGCACAGCAAGATCGCCGGCGAACAGGTCGCCGACTTCGTCAACCGCTCGACCAGCGTCATAGAGACGATCCGCGCGTTGCAGGAGCGCCTCGATGCCGGCGAGCCGAAGAACGGAAACGGTAGCGATGAATAGTTCGCAGACGGGAGTAGTGGAAACCGGAACATGGGCCAATGGAAACAATAACTCTCCTGCAAGGCGAGCAGCCGAGCTGGATTAGCCGCTACGGCTACGGCTACGGCTACGGCTACGGCTACGGCTCCGGCGACGGCTCCGGCGACGGCTACGGCGGCTACGGCTACGGCTACGGCGACGGCTCCGGCAAGATGTGTCCTTGCGGTCACCACGAAGGCTACCACAACGACAAGGGCGTGTGCCTGCTCTCGCGCAATTGCCGCTGCAAGGGCTTACCGGCCGAATGTGAACCAGATTTTGTAAGAGTGCCGGCGCCTCGCGGCTTACTCAGTGGGCAGGAGAAAACGAAGATGATCAACCATCCCAATCGAAAGAAGCCGACCGGTGAACGCGCCGTCTTGGTCACCACGGTACACAAGGGCGTCTTTTTCGGATACGCCACTAATACGGATGGCGCGACGATCAGCCTCCGCGCGGCTAGGAACTGCATTTATTGGTCGAGCGATGTGAAGGGATTCATCGGTCTTGCCGCGACCGGCCCCACCAATAATTGCAAAATCGGCCCATCGGCTAATATCACGCTTCGCGATATCACTTGCGTTGCAGAGTGCGACCCGAAAGCCGTCCAGGCGTGGGAATCTGCGCCCTGGGCTCGATGAGAACGACAATGGAAACAATAACTCTCCTGCAAGGCGAGCAGCCGAGTTGGATTAGCGACTACGGCGGCGGCTACGGCTACGGCTACGACTACGGCTACGGCTACGGCGACGGCTCCGGCGACGGCTACGGCGGCTACGGCTACGGCGGCGGCGACGGCTACGGCTACGGCTCCGGCTACGGCTACGGCGACGGCTACGGCTACGGCTCGAAAGAATATTGGCTGGCCACGATTGACGATTTCGCGTCCAAGTGGCCGGACATTTTTAGACAGCGGCTTGCGAGCCTCAGAGATGCCGGAGCAACGATCGCCTTTTGGCGATCGAGCCGCGCGGGACTGCCGTCCAACGGTGGCGGCGGAATCGAGGCCGCCGCGCCTGGGGTGGTTCACATCGCATCGGGGCCGATCGCGCTCTGTAAGCCTGGGACGCTTCACGCCACGCTATTGCCGACGAAATGGAATGGCGAGCGGTGGTGGATCGTTGCGCTCACTGGCGAGGTTGTGGGCGATGAGGAAAAGTACGGCGCGCTGAGCCGTGAAATATTGGGTGAGGCTCTTTGAGCCTCACCCGCGCCCGCACACGAGAGTTCTGCGCACCAGAGAGATTGCGCCGACTCCGGCCAATCGCCACGGGAATTTGTAAAGACCGAAGAATTCAAAGAAACGTCTTGAACAAGATTGCGATCGTCATGGCGAGATTGGTGCCGGCGATCCACTTTAACAAAGTCAGATCGGTCTCAATCTTCGCGGCTCTATTCTCGTATCCCGCAGCCTCTTCAGCAGCCTCCCGCGCCTTGTCGTCCGGCACATTACCGGACCGCAGGGCGTCGTAGAGCTTCGCCATCATGATAGCCATTTTCAAACTCCGGTGGTGAGCGCGACGACGTTGTCCGCGAGCGCCGCGCGGCGCGGACGCCCAATTCGGTTGCCGGCGAGCTGCATGACATGCGCGGCCCACCGCTCGAGCGCGGCGCGGCGTTGGTCGAGGTAGAGGGCCTTATTGTAGACGCCACCAACCCCGCTCTTGTGGCCGCCGACGTGGCCGAGGATCGTCTCCACGATATGGGGCGGCACGTCGAAGCGCTCATGCAAGGCGGTCGATATCGACCGCCGGAAGTCATGCAGGCGCCAGGGCGCGACGGCGGGGCCGAGCTTGGCGTCGAGCTGTTTTTTGGGCGCGGTGAATTGGGAGAACGGGCCTTCGCCGTAGCCAAAGACCAGATCCCGATCGGGCCGGTGCTGGAGCCGGGCCGCGAGGATGGCGCGCGCGGGCGGCGAGAGCGGGATGACATGCTCGCGGCTGTTCTTGACGCGGGCGCCCGGCAGGGTAATCAACGCCGCCCCGATATCGATCTCGCCGCGTCGCAGGCTGGCGATCTCGTCGCGCCGGGCGCCGGTGAGGATGAGAAGCCGGACGATGGCCGCATAGTCGTCGTCCACGTCATCGCCGAGCGCGCGCCAAATGGCGCCGATCTCGGGATCGGTGACGACATGGTCGCGGACGAAGGGTTCGCACGGCAGATTCGTGAAGGCGACCGGGTTCGATTCAATGAGCCCTTCGCGGCAGGCCCACATAAAGAACGCGGACCAGGAAGCGCGCGACCTGGTGGCCGTCGCCGCGCCACTGGACGCGCTGACCTCGGTGAGGCGCCGGGCGATCATGGCGCGGGTCACGGCCGTAATCGCCTCGCGGTGCAGCGGGAGTAAATGCTTGTTGAGGTGCCGGATTACCTCGCGCAGTGTCGCCGGCTTCAACCGCGGGCGCTTCCAGTCGAAGTATCGCGGCAGCAGGGCGCCGATCGTGGTGGCCGCCTCGACCCGGGCGCGAGATCGGTCGGCCGCCGGGTCGCCGCCAAGCTGGCGGACCGCCAGCAAGTCCTTGGCCTTGGCGCGCGCCGCGGCTGCGGGAACGATCGCCGGCGAGCCGAGCGATATCTTCCGGGCGCGGCCGTCGACCTCGTACAAGACGGTCCAGGTCCGGGCGCCGCCGGCGCGGACGCGGAGCCCGAAGCCAGGGATGTCCTCGTCCCAGAACGTCGTGTCGGTCTTGCCGGCTGGACAGGCCAGGGTGCGGATCGTTTTGTCGGAGAGCTTCATTCGTAAGAGCCTTTGTGCGTTTCTGGGTAGGGCCTGGGTAGGGTTTTGGTCTGATATTGGTTTCAACCCATTTCCATTGGTTGCCACGCTAGTGTGCGGTTAGTCATTGATACATCGCGCTTTTCTGCATCAGGTTTCCAACCTTAGCGCCACCTCGCCATGCATTGCAAGCGTAAAAATCACACAATACATGTGCAGATTCGCGGCCGAGATATGTCTAATACAGCCAATATCTCATATACTTAGCATGAGGCGCCCTACCCAGGAAAAGCGCCTGGGTAGGGCCTGGGTAGGGTTTTTGCGCAGATGGGCGCCGGGTAGGGCGCAGGAAGGGCCGAAGTAGGGCCTGGGTAGGGGCCAGGGTAGGATTGCTCCCGCGCCTCACAGGTGGCCGTCCGTGCGCGTTCCGGGACGCGCCCGCTACCCATGCCGCCCGGCCAGCCGGGCGCACCACGGGCCGGCCTAGAGCGGTCGTGGCGACCGTATTCTTTGAGCGCTGCCCGCAGCCCTCGCCCGTGTCTGAGCCCGCACGAGCGGCGGGCCAACGTCCGCCGGGTCCATGCGCAAGTCCTTCATTTTGCAGCGCAGCGCGCACGCCATATGCTCGAGCAGCTCGACCGTGATGCGCCGGTGGCCGTTCTCAAAATGATAAATGGCGTGCTTCGAGACCCCGATCGCCTGGCCGAGCGCGGCCTGCGTCATGAGGCGATGCTCGCGGATCTGGGCGATCCGCTTGCCGATGACCGCATCTCTTTTGCTGATAACCTGGTCCATCACCGTCGCTCCTCTTAAGTTAAGTTGCGCGTGATTGATCCTCGGTATTTTTCTTCCGGCCGTCGTTTCCGCCCCGATCCAATATGAAGTCAGGATGACACTCATTGCCACCAAAACTTGTAGTTATATGACTCCCATTTCCACTTATAGCCGCCGCCGCTAGCGGCTCGCCCAGCGCCCGCCATCCACGGGTTGTGTCAATTATGATTCCTTTTCGCGTTTTTCACGTTAAATTGACCCCTAATTTCTTAGGGGCGTATACCCGAATGATCCACACTATGATGGGGTTGCAATGCCCCATAGACCAAAGCGCGTGCGCCCTCCGTCGATGACGCTGACCGAGCGCCGACGGCACGTCTTGCGCCTCATCGCGGACGGTAAAACGGCCAAGGCCATCGCTCGCGAGCTCGGCGTGTCCACGACCACGGTCCTCGATCACATCGAGCGCATCAAGACCCATCTCGGCGCCACCAACCGCCCCAATGCCGTCGCGATCGCCATAGGAAAAGGCTTGCTGAACAACCACCGGAATTCCAAGCCGAAGAAATAAAAAAAGCCCCGCAAGGCGGGGCCAAGTCATGGGGGGTAACATCAATCGAATTCTCAGTCGGGATCGTCGACCTCCTGCGGCATCGGTTCCGGTATCGGCCGAATGACCTTGTCCGGCTTGCCGTCGTAGTCATCGTCGGTGATGTTCTGAAACAACAAGGCCTCGCTGGCCCGCCGCCGCACCAGCCCAGGCAGCACCTTGCCGCCGCCCTTGTTCCACTTCTGGAACTCCAGAGCGGCACCCTCGAAATCCCCGGCGTTGACCTTTTTCAGTAGCGTGGATTTCTGCAAATTGCCCTCGCCGCAATTGTAGGTGAAGCTGACCAGCGCATCGAATTGCCACGGCTCCAGCTCGACCTTGACCAACCGCCGAACCGCGTCTTCGAACCCAGCCATGTCATCCAGGAAAGCATCGTCGCAAGCTTCTTTGGTCCACCTGGAAGACTCGTCGAAGTGCACACCGTGGTGATTGGTGTGGCCCCAACCGATCGTCAATACGTTGGCCGGACATCTATAAGCTTTGAAACGATCGCCATCCTTTTTCATACAGCTCTCAAAATGCTTGATGAGGTTGGCGCCAGCTTCTGTTAGCGTGAGATTGTCGTTCATGGATTGATGTTCAACCTCTTGGTCATCACGTCAACGATCCTATCGATGCTTCCTTTGTTAGCCTTGGTCTGACTCTCCAATACCGTCAACCGGCTATCGACCGTCACCAAGTGCGGCGAACCGCGTACCTCCAACGTCCTAACGCGCGTCTCCAGCTCGACCATGTAAGCCGTCATGGACAGCGCTGCTGCGCCGATCGCGATGCCCTGCGCCACCAGGAAATAGACGAGCGCCTGGTTCTCGTGAAACCACGATCGCACGGTGGTCATCATGGGTACATCGCCTCGAGCGTATGCACGACCCAGATGCCGCCCACGAGGATCAGCGCGAAGCCGATGGCGATGACCCAGCCGCGCATCAGTACCTCCCGTAGACGGGATGCGGCAGCCCCGGACCCATACCCAGCACGCCGGTAAGCCAGACCACGACAGCGATCATGCACAGGAGCCCGACAATCACCTTTCCCCATTTCATCACATTGGCGTCGATGGACCAGCCCATAAAGCTCTGGATCAGCCACACAATGCAGAAGGCGACAAACACGACGATCGCGATGTAGAGCAGCAAATACAAAAAGCTGATCAGGATGCTCATGCGGCCCTCCGTTACAGGCTCGTACTGTAGTTTACGTTGAGCGTATCCCCGTTCACCACCGCCTTGTCGCCGGTCGAGAACGTGCCGGCCGACCAAAGCGTGCCGTTGGTATCGTCCTTGGTGGCGACCGCGCCGGTGCCGAAGCAAAGGAACGCCCCTTTGACGGTCCCGGTGCTGGTGATCGCAAACGATAGCGCCGCAGATAGCGCTTTCGATCCTGCCGTCGCGGCGGACCAAACGGCGGTCTTGCGGTTGCCGGTATATGTCGGCGCATTGGTGCCGCCGGCCTCGAGCCATCCCGTATGCGACGCCATCGTGTCGGTTGCGGCGACCGCCGTGTAGGACACCGACGAGATCAAGCCCATGTAAGGCCCGTTTACGGTGTAGGCCGCCCCGGCGAGGAACGCGTCTAGTGCGAGATTCTTGCCGACGGTGGCCACCACGTTGTCGATGGTCTCGCGCCATTTAAGCCTGCCGTCAGCTCCACGGCATTCGACCTCATAGCGGCCGTGCGCGTCGGCGTGCTCGCCGAGGCCGCTGCCGCGGATAACAGCCGCGTCACTGGATTCGCGCGCCTGTGCGCGTTCCTCGGTCATGGGCTTTCTCCGTTGCTAACTCAGGACCACTTTCGGGTCCAAATAATACGTTGTGCTCGCCTTCGCGGCGCGCACCCGGACATGCAGGTAACCGGGCATGCCGGGCTGCGGCGACGACAGCGTGGTAGTGAGCTTAAAGGGTGACCAGCCGGCACCGCTGCCGCCGCCGTTCCAGGTCGAGCCGTCAGACGCCACTGCAGCATTCGCTGCCAGCAGGTTGGACTTGGTCGTGGTGACGATGGTGCCCAACGGACTAGCCGACGAGCCGAGATATTCAACTTCCATCCAGATGTCGTCGTTGTTAGGCAATGCACCCGCGTTGATGGTGCCGCACACTGTGACCGTGACGTTGGCCGCCGTGATCGGGTTCCAGATCGCGTAAGGCTCGGCCTTGAACGGCCGCAGCCATTGCGAATTTGCCGTGGTGACGAGCTTGCGCGATTGCGCCTGCCCGGTCGGATCGGACGCGCCACCGACACGGGTGATCGAGGTCTCGGTCGTCTCGGTGCCTTCCAACGCATAGCGGGCAGACTTGTAGGCCGTGGCGCTGCCGTCCGCACGAACGATTTGAGTTATCTGTCCAACGTTCAAAGGGGTCGAAAACGTCGCGGCAGCATTAAGCTTGCAGTCCTTGATGGTCCAGTTACCAAGCGAGGAGTTGGCAGCAAACGGTGCAAAAACAGCAGTCCACTGGCTGAGATCGAGAGTTTCCAACGTGATGTTGCCAACACCACCGAGTCCGTTTATGCCAAAGAGATTGGTTGGAACCGTTGATCCGGTCGCCAGAACCTGTGCAGTATTCTGCCAAGTGAAGAAAGCATTATCAGCCCATATGTACTGACCGACGGCTGAAAAGCTAACCTGACAATTATTCCAGGTCATGAAACCGTTGGCGCTGGAAGATAAATTGATGACTTGATTTGTAGCTGTGGTGGCTATTTTGAAAACACAAGTGTCACACAGACAAAACGCCATGTTCAAAGAGAATGCTAAAGTAGTCGAACCTGACCCAGTCCCGGCAATGAACGTAAGCCCATAGAGGCAGATTGCCCCGGCAGTGAAGTTCAGGCTGATACCTGACACTGCAGATGACGATATTGTAGCTGTGGCCCGCAAGTCTGACGCAGTCGGCGGGTAGCTGCCTGAGTGGTTATGGCAAATGACCTTGCTGACCGTAGCCTGAGACAATCCGGGCGCTATTGTAATCGCCGTCGCCCGCGACTCGGCGTGATTGTCGCCAACATAGATCGTGTTGCCCGCCCCAAACCAGGTGTTCGCGCAAGCGTTGTCCAGCCGTGCATGCGGAGCCTGCCCGCCGGTGAAGTTCGAGACGGCCCCCAGGCTTGTCCACACCGATGTTCCATCTGATGTGGTGACGCCCGCAGTGTCAGAAAACGATGGTTCCGACCCACCTATGGTGCCAGCCGTAGAGCAGATTTGAAATGAAGCACCGTTGTTACGTTGAATAATCGCGCCGAGCGTTGGTGCACCAGCCGCCTTTTGTACTGCCCACGTAGGCGTATTGGCAACGTCACCGTTCATCGCGGCCGAGCCGGTACACTCCTGAAACACCGGCGTCGTGGAAGTATTCTTCGCGCCTCTGGTAACTGTCCAGCTCGGTTCGGTGCCGCTGGTGCCGGCAGCGATGCACACGAAGCATCGTTCCGAACCAACAGCCGGTGCAGTCAACTGGCGAATGATTTGCCCGGCTGAATACGCGTGCGATGCTTGAAACTGAGATACTGCGTAATAACCAGTGCTCGACTGATTTCCCGCGTTGCAATACCAGACTTGATCAGCGAATGCCATGTCGCTAGCCTTCTAACGCCATCTGATCATCCCTCTATGTAGATCACTGACGGCTGCGGAACGCGCGGCATGATCGGGCCGTCGAGCGCAAGGATGCCTTCAAAAGCCGCGCCGGCCGCCGTGGAAGCATTGACCAAAGCTGCGGCGCTCGCGGCCTCAACCACCGCAGCCGCGATTGCACGAGGCGACGAAGACGTATCGGCCGCAGATGCCGCCTCAAAAATCGAGACCCTATAGACGGCGCCGGCATTGAGTGTGGTGGCAGCATTCGCCGCCTCGAGCATGATCTGCCCGAGGTATGCATCGACGTGGTCCCCTACCGAGGCCGGGTCGTCGACCAGCGTGGCGAACACGACATTCCCTGTGCCTGGCGCGTCCAGCGCGGCGGCTGTCTCGGTGATGCCGGCTGTAACGACGACACGCCGCGCCAACTGGCTGACGTTACAGACCAGCATCGGTCAGCCCAGGCTCGGGTTTAACTTACTCGCGGCCGTCGAAGGAATCACATCCCCAAACGGCCGCCAGGCATCCATGCTGGAAGCCTGCATCCTGCTCGAAGTGCCTCGAAAAGCAGCTCCCAGCGATGGAGGATCCCTGCCGAATTTCAAACCCATTACTGGATCTGCACCTGTCGAAAATGTAATAACCGGATCTATTTTCCATTCTGGTATATAGCCATCATAAATCGCGCCTACACCATCTTTGTCCAATCGATACGCGTCCACAAACCATCCTTGAATATAGTATATAGTACCATTGCTGGAAGGCCAATCCGTATCGCCGCTCGTCGGGTACGCCTGCGCAATCTTGGCGGCACCGGGATCAGAGGTAATGCGTTCAAACCTAATTTTGAAGTTCATGGTAGTTTTGCTGCCCGACCAGGTGCGGGCGAACCAAAAGAATGGGCGCAAAGGATATCCGTTATCATCTGAAAAATCACCGTCAAATTGCGATTTCACATAATCATACCAGTTGTTTTTTACTTCATCCGTATGCGGGCACACGAATACATAGATACCCTCCAGGCCTAGAGGATGAGTCGGCATGGTAGGGAGCGTAATAAAATCGTCCACGGCGCTGGACCCGCATTCGACTAATGTGCCGCTCATCGTAGGAAACCCAGTTCCCCCTAGAAACTCGCTCCTTGTATCGAGAACTGTCACGCTATCCGAATTAGAAACAGCATAATTGTAATCTCTCGCAACAATAACAACATAAACGCCGCCCCACTGCACATTGAAAATGCGCGTCAGGACATCCTG